GGCAGCGGTCCCTGGGTAGCTCCAGAAAACCAGCTACCAGGAGTGACACTGGAAAACCAGCCCAGGGGAGTGGGCGGGGGTGATGACCACGAGGACACCGTGCCAAACCACACCGTGGCTCCAGGTGAGGTGGCGTTGACCTGGAGGGCGGCATTGCCATAGACCGGCACCAGGGCCGTGGGATCTTCGACGGCCTCAGGCCGGTAGACCAAGGTGCAGGTTGGGTTGGTTGTGGGCTGCGTCGGGTCGGTGGCGTTGGTCAGCCCATCGAGGCCGATCAGCAGCCAGTTGGGTGGGGGCTGGAGATTGGGCGGCGGGTTGGCCGGGTTGATCCGGCTGAACGAGGTCAGGGTGTTCGGCAGCAGGTTCGACGCCGTGGGTTGGATCAGCACCTTGACATCGCGGGGGTAGTCGTAGACCGGGGTGTCGACGCCCACCTTGCTCGGGATGCACGGCCACAGGGCGCAGATGGTGATGTAGTGGGCCTCGTTGGCTGCCACCCCGCTGATGCGGACGCGGGGGTAGATCCAGTAGTAGCTGGCCGCGCCAGTGGGCACAGTGACCCCTGGTGGTGGCTCGGGGGGTGCCGCGGCGACAGGGCCTGGATAGGGGTTGACCACGCCCTGGAGGGTCATGACCGTCCAGTGGCCGGCGGTCTCAGTGAAGATCGACTCGCTCACGATCTGGAACGGGGTGCCGGTGCCGGCGTCACCCCAGAGGGACAGCCTCACCTGGCGGCTGACACTTGACCATATCTGGATGGTGAAGGTGGCATGCCCAGGTCCGTAGTACTGCGACATGAAGTCAGTGATCGGGATGCCAGCGGTGGTGAGGTAGATGTCCTGGGTGTAGGGCTGGAAGACGATGTAGTCGACGTAGTGGTTCTCGTTGGCAGCCGCGGCGGTGACGGTCAGGACGAGGTTGACGTTCACTGCGCCGGCTGGAGCCACCACGTTGGTGGCTGAGGCGGTCACAAGGCTGGCGGTGGTGTCGGTCGCGGCGGCGGTGCTCGTGCTGATGACGCCACCGCTGGCGTTGAGCCACTGGACTGCTATCGAGACCGCTCGCCCAGTGGTGGCTGCCTGGAACTGACCTGAGAAGTTGTAGGTCTGCCCCGCGGTCACCGCGGTCACGTTGTACAGGGTGGCCGTCATGTTGCCCGCCGCGACAGCATGCATCTGCATAACCTGGCCGCTGGCGAAGCTGATGGTGGTGTTGGCCCCCGCCCTCCAGTTGCCCACGGTGCCTCCGCTGAAGCTGGCACTGTCCCCGGTGACGGCATTACCGCTCAGAACCTGCATCCCGCTGTTGGTATAGGGCTGCTGGAACGTCGGGAAGGCAGTAAAAGTTTCCAGCGGGTTGGTGGTGTTGTAGGGAGCCGCGGTCAGGGTGGGGATCTGGGTCAGCACCACTCCCGTGTTGTTGCTGATGGCCGGGAAGTTGGTGCCAGTGGGAGGCCAGGTCTGCCAGGTACCCACGCTGGTAGCCATGACCCCGTCGTCACGAACCAGCAGTTCGTTGTAGCCATGGTGAGCAATCTGGGTGCTCGGGTAGCTCGACAGGGTCGTGACGAACTCGGTGATGCCCTGGGGCGAGCCTTTCAACTTGTAGAGATGGACAGCGTTCTCGACTAGCAGACGCTCCTGGTACATGCCCATCTCTGGCTCATGCACCAGGCCGAACTCCTGCATGAACAAGGGCAGTAACGACCCCGCACAGTTCAGGGGGTCATTGATTGAGGACAGGCTCTCTAGCTCGGTGCGTATGAAGTCGAACTGGAAACCAATCAACTGGAGGTATCGCTGTAAAGGCGGGGTGGGGCCGTCGACAGGCCATGGGTTATATTGGTCAACTAAGACCACGTCCATATCCCGGTAAGCCATAGGTAGCAGGTTGTAGAGCCGTGCCCCATAGCCCCAGTTGAGCGGCACCAGGGCGATGAGATCGGTACAACGAACCCACATGTTCTCCGAAAGGCTCCAGCCGAACATGGTGTAGTACTGGAACCCTTGTGGCAGGTAAAGGTCAGTGATGTGTTGCATGGCATCGACCACGATGGAGTCTTTAGGGTCACCGAAGACATTGGAAGGAGCCGCAGGAGGGTTATCCGCGAACTCGCTCAGATCGAAGACCTGGAAGCCGTCGTTCTCGTCCATGGGTAGGTTCCGCGGGTTCCGTACCAGGCGCAGATAGGCACAGTCTGTAGATGGCGGGGTGTTCCACTTGAGGTACAGGCTGGAGTAGCTCAATGGCATCGAGGTGAAAGGAGCTACCGAGAAGTCGGGCCTGACAGTGGCCGGGTCTGGGCCGAACTGGCCGACACTGTAGAAGCTGACCCCGTAGACGGCCATCAGATCCCCAGTGCCATCCAACACATGCACACCAGGGCCTGGCGGTCGACCCTGATGTCTTCGATGAACTGGATCATGGCCCCCTGGGGGCTGAGGCCCAGGAGTACGAGTTGATCCTCCATGTACTGATAGGCATACCAGCCCAGCATCGAGCCGCCGGGGAAGGGCATCTTGCAGTAGATGAAGCTCAGAATGTAGGAGAACTGTGCCGGCGTGAGATCGACCCAGAGGTTGCCGTTGCCATCGGTGTAGCCAGAGGCGAAGCCGCCGCTCATTTTCCAGCGCCGGCCATCTGGCCCGGTGAGGTTGTGATCGTTGGGATCGAGCTTCTGTGAGGCCAGGTAGGAGTTGATGATCCCTTGCACCTGGGAGGAGTTGAGGCCGGCTACCTTGGCCTGGGCCAGCGTGATCAGGTCATCGCCATCCACTGCCCCTGGAGCCGTGACCGGGCGGGTAAAGGGCCTGGCCCCGTCATGGCGCATGTACTGGGGGTGGTCGTCGCCCCCCAAGCCCGTCAGCATGAAGTGTCGGTGGTAATGCGACGGTGCCGGCGGTGGGGTGATGCAGTTGCGAGCGTCAACATGGCCTTCGGCCTTGCTGTTGTAGAGGTAGTTGATCGAGCGGCCCACCGTGTTGGACCCAGGTGTCATGAAGGGCTTCTGGCCCAGGATTTGCTCCAGGCTTATGATCTCGGTGTGAAGATCTTTGGTAACCGCGGCGGCGTCGAGGGTGAGGTCGACTGTGGTAGTAGTACCGTCCAGATTCTGGACGATGAAGATCTTGGTGCCATCCTGAGGCTGGTTCTGATAGGCAACAAAGTCGCGGATCGCCAGGGGATAACGCTGAGCGGCGGGGACAGGCGGTGGGGCCGGCATCAGATCCCCATTGCTATCCAGGTGAAGGACACCCATTGATTTGGCTGCCAGGAATAGTCATGTGAGAACTGGACCGTGGCTGATGACCCCGACACCCCCACCAGGGTCTGCTGGGCCTCGATCCAGTTGTAAGGCGGGCAGCCACCGCTCCCTTGGGGTGGCAGCTTGGTGATCTGGACCGACTGAACGACCTGACCGTAGGTGAGACCGAAGCCAAAGGTCACCCGGCCATTGCCATCGGTGCAGCCTGAGAAGAGGCCCCCGGTGATCCGCCAGGCAGTGGAGGACGATGACCCAAGCAGTGGAGTTCCGCCACGCGCCCCGGCCATGAGAGACTGGGTGGAGGCATTGATCATGCTCTGGATCTGCCCCTGGTTCAGGAAGCCGAAGCTACGTAACTGGCTCAGCGGTACGAGGTCTGCTGGCGCACTGCCGGCTACGCCTCCCACGGGCCGGCTGAAGCCTGGATACCCGGTGACTTGCATGTATTGGGGGTGGTCGTTACCGATCGCGTCTTCCAGGTTGCTGTGATGGAGATGAGTGTGGTTAGTCGGGGCCTTGTTGTTGTAGAGATACTGAATGGCCCCGCCGACTGATGTGAAAGGCGTGCCAAGGAAAGGGTTGGCTCCGACGATTTTCTCCAGGGCCACAATCTCGTCGTGACACTCATTAATGCTCAAGGCCCAGATAATGTCGGTGTAGTCGTGGAAGACCGTGAAGACCTTGATCGCGGCAGGGAAGGTCGCAGCCATTAGTAAATCACGCCTCCGGTAGCTGTCACGTTGATACCGCCTGGGTTTGCTTGAGGGATCTCATACGCCGCGGTGACGACATCAGCCAAGGTCTGAGGGCTGGCCTCTGCTCGGGAGCACACTGTCACGTTGACATAGTCCACGCCCTCGACTTCCATGACCGCGTGGTAGACGCTCGACAGGGTGATCCTGGAGCCGAAGTCCACTACCGAGAACAAGAAGAGGTTCTGGAGCGTCGCCGCCACCGCGCTCTGCACCGTGGATTGATGGTAGTTCGGCAGCACCGCCACGTTGGCTGTGATGTTGACCGGGACGTAGCCGGCTTGGAGCACTCCATTCTTGTTGTACTGAGGCGGCAGGATGACGATGGACACACCTACCATCTTCTTGTTATCCATCTGCCCAGTCATATTGGAGTTGGTGATCGAGGGGGCCAGAGCGTTCACTCGATTGATCAACGTGGGCACGTCTGCAATGAAGCTGCCGGCGGGGTGAATGTAGATGTTCACCGCGTTGTAGGCCGTGGAGATGGCAGCGGCCTTGGCAACGCTCGGGATGTTCAGCACCAAGGCGGCATAGTCGTCCAGTGCCACCGCTCGGTTGATCGCGGTGATCGATAGCGGAGCATGTGTACGAATATGGTCGGTGGTTTCGGCATCAGCCCCGCCGGTAGCCGGTTGAGAGTTGGTGACTGAACTGATCGCCTGTATACCCGTGACCAACTGATTGAGTGAGTTCGGGGCCACGTTGCCGATGGCTCCTCCACCCACCATGTAGCTGGCTGTGATGACTGCCCCAGGAGCCGGGATGCGCCCGGTCAGGTCATCCCCGAAGACGACGGTGACGACGCCGTTAGCGTCAACGGAGAGGGTGTACGCACTCTCGGTGGAAAAGGCGTCGATGATGCGCTGGTGGTATGTCCACATGACCGGGCCGCTGCCCTCATCAACGAATACCTGGACGGTTCCATCTACCACAGGAGTGTTGAAGAGGGTGTACATCTGATTGGGCGTGGCGTCTGAGATCCCTATGTTCTCACCTGCGGTGGTCTGGCCGTGCATGGCCGCGACCTGGCCGGTGTAGTTGTTTGGAGCCGCGGGTTGGTAGGTGATCGAGATGCTGACGCCGTTGGCCGGCACGTTGCCGTTGGTGCCGTTTCCGAACAAGACCGTGTTGCCATTGATGACGGTATAGACCTGGGAGCCGACGCCGCTACCCGGCACACCCACAAAGCTGTTGCCGGGGGCCAGGCTCCAGGCTGTGCCGCCCACCGTCACCGTCTGATTTCCGCCCCCGCCTGTGAAGTTGTAGAGAGGCCAGGGGATGGTGCCGGTGGTATCCCCCAGGTAGAACTGCTGATTTGCTGCTCCGCTGCTGGTGGTGTTGATCGCCGTGGAGACCGCGTCGCCATAGATCCACAGGTCTGCCACGGTCTCAAAGACGATGGGAGACCCGATCAGGAATGTCGACACCTGGGTGCTCTTGGGGATCAAAACCGGGGTAGGTGCCGGCGAGGAAATGGTGAACTGCAACCCTGGTGGCGCGAGGGGGTTCTTCGGATCACCTACCGTCGCAGCTACGTTGCCATGGGGCGTGTAGTCCAGCAGGGTGGCGATGTTGAGTATCGACTGGCGCTGTTGGGCGGTGGCAATAAACGCCTCGTTGGCGATCCGGTCGATATAGAACGACAGCACATCCCCGGTGTAGGCAAAGAGTTCCAGGAGCACTATTCCGAAGTCGCCAGGAGCGCGGTCGGTCCATTCCGGCAGATAGCTCGGGATCAAGGTCAGCATGTCGTTGACCAGGCTCGTGTAGTCCCGGCTGGTGTAGTCAATAGGGGGGACTGTCACACTCCCGCTGACGACATCAGCGATGGTGCTGATGGAGACTGGGGCGACACTCATACGGTTATCTCCACCTGGCTGCCGTTGAGGTTGACAGAGAACGTGTAGGTGGTGGGTGAGTTGCCCACCGTGAAGGAGATCATCATGATCACGATCCCTGAGTAGTTAGGCTCACTCTGGCGCACGAACTCGACTTCGGTGATCGTGATGTTCGGTTCGTAGGTGGCGATCTGCGTGTTGAAGTCCGCAATGATGTTCTGCTCTTCGATGGGGTCGTCGTTCTCAAAGACGAAGCGGTAGATGCCGACGCCATACGTAGGTCGCATGACCCGCTCTCCTGGGATGGTCAGCAGGATCGCCAGGATGTGATTGATGGCCCATCGCCGCGGATCGGCATCGAAGGCGACGGCCCCGGTGGAGTCGATCTGAAATGGTTGGGCGATCTCCCAGACCGGGGGAAGCTGGCGGAAGTTGGCCGGGACTATGAAGGTCACGTCAGCGCCCTCACCGTGAACCAGGCGTAGTAGCTACCAACCCTGCCGGCAAGGCCGTTGGTGGAGCAGTTGTGCTGGATATACAGCGTGTCGCCGGCTTTGCACGGCACGATGTCCTGAATCTGAACCACCATGATGGCCCCTCCAGTGGAGGTGGGAGTCCCGCTCCAGGCTTGCAGGGTGGTGTTGTGTACGAGTCGTATGTTGTACCACTGGCCGGCAGCGTTGGCATCAAATCCGACCTGAGAGAGGCAGAGATAGTCCGCAGCGTAAGGACAGACGAAGGTGTACGCGCTCCAGTTACTGCCATAGTCGATGGTGTCGAAGCCATAGGGATAGAGTGTGGTGCTGGTGTTGTAGGCCGCGTTGCGATGTGTCCGACCGCGGGCGACCTTGGTCGGATCAGCATTGCACCACTGGCGTACATCGGTCATGGCCGAAGCTGACGCGACCTGATAGAGCGGGATGTCGTAGGTGTTGGCTAGGGGGTTCTGCCCAGGGGTGCTCGTGCCGGGGAGGTACAGAAAATAGATCTGCCGCTGTGTCAGATCCATGCGAGCCACGACGAGGCCAGAACTGACACCGCTGACGGTCTTGTTGGAGTTGCTCTGCCCGAAGAACCCGTCGACCCAGACCGCTCCTGGCTGGATCGTCACCGTGCCACCGGAGATGGTGGCGGCTAGCTGGTTCTGATTACCAGGGACGACCCCACTTCCGTAGAACAGCCGCGCCATCTGTCGCCAGTTGGCCGGCGTAGCCATATTCCCAGGGGGCTGGTCAAATGGAAAGTAGGAGTCGAGCAGAGTCACAGGTCAGCCTCTTGTCGGAGATCCTCAGTGGTGCCGGCATGCTGACTCCACAGCCAGTCGGGCATGGTTTCCTCGTGAGGGGCCAGATCCGGCCCAGGGGGATATTCCTCGCCGGTCTCGGTGTTCACGAACTGACCCTCGTCGTTGACCTCATAGGTGACTACGCTGCCGGGGGCCTGCCCCCCGTCCACAGGCTCAGTGTCATCTGTGACACCGTGATCCCCGGTCCTGTCCCCGCTGTCACTCTCCATCCGAACGTCTTCTTTCCTTGAGTTACTGGCACAGGCGTCATCAACGAGACCGGCATTGAAATGCTGGAACCTGTAGGGAATCCGGCAGAGTTGGCCGGCGTGATGGTGTCGGCTGCTGTGATCGGGTTGGGCTGTTGGTCGGTCTGTCCCCATTGATAAGTCAGTGAGCAGGCCACGGTCTGAGCCACGCTCATGTCACTGAACTGGACGAGCAGGGTGCCATGCAGGAATCCCAGAGCCGCGTAGGGGATGCGAGCCACGCCGAAGCTGAACTGAGCGGTAGAGCTAGTGCCGACAGAGGTGGCCCCAGATTGGTTGGCTGTCCAGCGCAGCCCCGTGGCCGGGTTGATCAGGTTCCGTAAATCGAGGAGGGTGGTGCCGCCGCTCACCCCCCAGATGGGGATCTCCCAGATGTTGGTGTCCTGCTCAAAGCCCCCGGTCCCGTAATCCACCACGGTGTCGCGGTAGACCAGGGCCACGACCTCGTTGGCGAAGTTGACCTGGGCCACGATGGTGCCGTTGGTACCCACTGTAAAGGTCTGGTTGTTCTGTAGCTCGGCGTAGTACCCATGGATGAAGACCGCCCCGGTCTGCACCGTGACCACGCTGCCGGCGATGCTGGCGTTCATTTGGTTCAGGTAGTTGGCGAGGACACCATCCGCCATCCATAGCTGCGCCATCTTCCGCCACCGGGCCGCGTTGGCAGAGGCCCCATACCCTGGGTCGAACGGAAAGAACTCGTCAAAGTTGCCCATCAGAAGACAAGGTCGTTGGGATCGGCGGATGGGTGAGCAGCCTGAGTAGCAACATCGGCCTCCATGTGACCGGGGTACGACCCATGAGTGCTGGCGGTGTTCGCACGGTACCTGGAGTTGATGTCGTCGTTCCTGTGGGATGGCAACTGAGGCAAGCCGGTGACGGTGCGTAACGCCGCTCCCATACCGTGTGTTCGGTAGTACTTGGCGTCGTCGTACATCTGGATACCGTTCCTGACGGCCCCCATGATCGCCGGCTTGTTGAACTGCATCCCGTTGTTGTTGCGGTTCATGTACCGGCCCAGGCCGGTCTGGGCAAACTGGGTGCCGCGGTAGACGTTCCGGCTGGGATCATTGACCGGGCTGGTCGCGCCTACCTGGGGCATGGAACTGGGCATGCCAGTCAGAGGATGCAAGGGCGGGGCCTGGTCTCCTCCTGGGGCCTTGGGCGTGGCCCCGGCGGGGGCACCTCCTGCTTCCTCTCCTTCACCTCCTACCGGGTGAAAGAACCAGTCGGACATCGTTACCTCCAGGGGGGTGCGAGCTTACGGAGTTGGGTGGTGCGTCCGATACCTGGCTCGGCCCCCATCATCGCCTGCTCACGAGGGCTGTACTGGGGGACTAGCTCTAGCTGAGGGGCACCGCGGTCGTTCAGCACCATGGTGTCAAAAGGCACCGCGGTCATCATCTGGCGCTGGATGCCCCGCTCGGGCTGGAGCGTGGGCGGGTACATGTAGTCAGCCGGATCGATCCGCTCGCCCTTGTGGACCCCCCTGACATAAGACCTCTGATTGGCACGGTTCTTAATGGCGTCGAGGAGGCGGTCCTGTCTCCTGGTGTTGATGGTCCCCAGGTAGCCATCGGGCCACTGAGCGGCTGGCGTCTGGTTGTAGGCAGACCGCCTGGCATCCATGGCATCGCGGAAATACGGCCCGATGCCACCGCCACCGCCAACCGTGTTGGCGTTCCCAGGCGCGCCGTAGTTATACGGCGGCAGGTACTGCCATGGGGTGAAGACGCCCCTGGGCACGGGTTACCCGGTGATCGACTGGGCGTTGAAGAAGGAGCGCACCTCTTCTGAGCGGGAGTGGGCTGCCGGCAGAAGCTGCCCCATAAAATGGGCGTCCTGGGGATCCCTGGTGGACGCGTCTTTTTCTGACGTGACCATGTCGTAGGTGGGGCCATGCGGCTCCTTGAGGACGTGGTCCGCGTACTCGTACCCTCCTTCACCCTGCCCTGTGTTCATGGGGGCAGGGCCTTGGAAGACTCCGCGGTCGCTCATCCGAATGCATCCCCCTGGCCGGCACCGAAGCTGCCCTGGCGGGAGGGCGTCGAGGGCACGGGCCGTCCTCCCCCCTGGGTTGGCACCGGGGACTCCTGGGGCACCTTCATGGAGGGGGATACCGTGAGCCTGGCGTTCGCCATCTCGGGACCACCGCGGGTTCGGGGTGGGTGCGGCTCAGCCTGGACGCCGGCTGCCACGCCGGCCACGAAGTGGCTGCTGTCACCCAGGGGAGGCTTGGTGGCGGTCGGATATTCCGGTGGCACCCCCTTGGCTCGTCCTTCTGAACTCATGACTCGACCTCCTGCTATGGGGATCTGGACGTTGCCCTGGGCTGTCTGCTCAGCCCCGGCGAGGGCAGCTTCTCCACCAGGAGAGCCGGCATACGGAGGACTCCAGGAGCCGCCTGGACCGCCAGCCATACCCAGATGGCTGGAGGAAGCACCCATGCGGCGTCGTGCGCTGTGTCCAACTCTGCGTTGATCTGCCATACCCGAAAGCCTAGGGCGGGGCTACCGGCCCACCCTGACCAGCCGGCGGGTGGCGGTGGGGTCGAACTCGGTCCTGCCGTCCAGGGCGACGGCCACGTCCCTCTGGAACTGGGTCAGGCCCTCCGGATCGGCATCGACGGCGTGAGCTATGCGGGCCAGGCCGTAGGCCACCGCCAGGTCGTTGTTGGGGAAGTCGACGCCCCACCGCTTCAGCACCTCCTTGGACATCATCTCGCCTTTGAAGTTGCCGTTGCCGGTGACGAACTTCTTGAGTTGCTGAGGGGTGACGAGGGTCGGGTAGGCCCTCCGGTCGTCGGTGGCGAACTGGCCCAGCACGGCTAGCTTGATCGCTGCTCCCACCTCACCGGAGGCGTGTTGGCCGTAGCGTTCAGCCATCGAGTATCCCTCCATGGCGATGCCCTTGATCCAGTTGCCCCTGGTGTCCAGCTTCTCTAGCTCTGCGCCGATCTCGGTCATCAGCCGGCGCAGGCGTAGTACCCCCTTGGGCATGGTGCCTTTGGGCTTCCACGCCGCCACCAGGCCCCCGGTGGGCGACCAGGCCACCAGGGCACAGTTCTTGGATCCAGGATCAATCCCGATGTAGATGTCAGTCATGCCAGAACAACCTCACTGCCGGGACGCAGGGATCGCCCCCGTCTTCCCACTCAGCGTCCTCTTCCTCGCTGGAGGGCAGCCCATCATGAGTGTTACAGACAGGGCTAGAGCAGTACCCCTCCTTCATACCGATCTCCAGCCACTCGTCAAAGGTCAGAGTCAACCCAGAACCACCTGGCCCAGTCATTGCCGTGTTCGTCGGACCACTCGCGGCACTGGGGGCAGACTTCCAGGTGCCGCCGGATGAGTCGCTCATGAGCGTTGGCCGCTGAAGGCAGTCGTATGTCGGTCGTGAACACCATGTGAGGTGGCCCCTCGTTCGATTCCCACATCGGGTACCGCCCTAGCTTCTTCACCGCTGATCCTCTCGATCTCCCGGTTGACATACCAGGCTGCCTTCCTCAGATCCTCCACCGGGTCCACCCCATCCTTGAGGCCTGCCCGCCACAGGTACTTGATGGCGTTGCCCACGTTGAAGTTGTAGTGCTCCACGATGCGGATGCACTCGACACCTGATGGGTGGCTGCCGTAGTGCGGAGGATGATTGACTAGGTCGGTCATCGGTGCTCGGGGACTTCGTACTTGGCGTGGATGTCGGCATAGACCTGGGCTGTCTCCCTGGTGGCGTAGTTGCCTCCGCAGTACCCGCAGTACTCACACTCAAAGGAAAATCGCCCCAACATCTTGCCCTCCACCACCCAGGTTTTCACCACAGTTCATTCTCCAGGCGGATGAAGCGGTGCTCAGGACAGATACGGTCGCGACGGTTGCGGCGGATGCCCACCACGAACTGCCGCCGGCCCCAGCCGATGTACGGACGCCACCAGTAGGTCATGGCTTCATCCCTGACCTGCCGGTAGGGGGTGCTCTGTACGGAGTGATCGACCTCCACCCCACCTCGCCCTCATCGTTGATAATGCAACCCAAGTTCCTCTGCTGCCAGAGCATCCAAAGCGCAGCATCGGACTCCAACTCGTCCAGAACTCCATATATCTGGCGGGTTTCATCCTCCGTTATGCCTCTTCCCATCAACTGGTGGGCATCCTCAACGATTCGCTTGATTCGCAGCGCCGCTTCTTCGACTTCGTGGCTCATTGATAACGCCCCCCCCTTCTCGGCGTTCGGTGGCGGGGTCATGGAGTCGCCAATCGCACCACCACTTGCCTGGCGGCGATACCCGTGTCAGTGCCTAGCTGCTCCTTCAGGGAGGTCTGGAGGTGGATGAAGCACACCTCCTCCTCCCCGACGACGTACATGGCCTTGTTGGTACACGGCCCCTTCTTGGTCTGGCCTACACACTTGATCATGGCGCTCCTCGATCTGCTCGACGGTATCCAGGGTTCTTGGTATCGGTCCTCCTAGTGAGTTCTCGGCTCACCACCGCGGCGTCCCGCTCGGCTGACTCAAAGAGCATCTGCTTCAGCTTTCGCCTGGCGTAGTACAGCCTGAGGGCATCCCTCGCGGAACGAATCTCGGAGTCAGTCTCCATCGCCGCCCGCACCCAGGTGACCGCTTCGCTCGCTTTTTCAGGACGATTGCGTGTGAGGTACAACCCCTCCAGGCGTCGGATTTCCATCTCTGCATGGTGCTCAAATATCTCTTCGATGGCTAGCTGGTTCTGAAAATAATCACACCAGCGGGTGAACTTGACGAATAAATCCATGAGTTGCTTGTCGGTGAGGTCATCGATGTCAGTCCCCAGGGTGGGAGGCTGATGGTCTGGGGCCTGAGGTTCATCGATCCCCAGATCGGTGTAGACGGCGCGGCGCTGGCCGTTGACCATTCTCGCCAGCGTTTCCTTGAGATCGAGCGGGGGCCGGCGGCTGATCCGGCGACCGACGGATGAGGACTCGTCCTCCTGAGTTTGCATGCTTCTCCTCGTAGCGTTGGCAATCGGCACAACCGTTGAAGGGGCATGGTGGAACACGGCCCCCCTGGAGTGCCATGGTGATGCGGCTGCACTTGTCTAGTCGATCCGCGATGCGGTCTTCCTGGTACTGGACAATCATCTCCTTGGTGCGCTGGTTCCATTTGCACTCGTACAGGAAGAGCACCTCGTGGTACTTGCGGCTCATGTAGCAATAAAAATCACCTTGTCGAACGTGTGAGGGGAATGGGTGCCGGATGGAATCCCACAGCCCGTCGTAGTCTAGAAACTTCCTCGATTTTCCGTTGATGTGGAAGTCGTAGGTGTGCTGAGCGATCAGGTTGGGCGCTTCAAAGCGCAGCGTCCCCAGGCCCACGCTCTTGATCTCGATGATGGGGCCGTCCCAGGTGTCCAGCCCATCGGCATGCCCAGCCATGTGCAGGTTCTGGTTGAACAGAGGCACCTCGTGGTAGTCCAGGAACTGCCGCGGTCGATGACACTTCTCACACTCCTGGGGAGCTACCGCGGGGAAGGCGTAGTGGCACTCACGGCAATAAAATGTGCCAGCCAGCCGGCCTAGATCCCAGATCCTTTTTTGCCACTTGCGATGGATCTCGTTGCCTTCATCGAAGACCATCTGTAGCTGCCAGTAGCTGCCTGCCTGTTCAACACGCGCTACCCGCCCTGACAGCCGGTAGTAGCTGGCCCTGGGGCACCAGTCCGAATGGCTGATCTCCGATGGATGCAAGGCGTCGACTCTCAGCCCGTTCTCGCCGCCAGGCTGCAAGAGCAATCTTTGAACGTCCCCAAGGAGTCGGGTGGGCCTCTTGGTCGTGTCCAGGAGCGCCCTCAAGTTGGGGTCGATCACTGGCCGGCGGGACGATGTCCCCGGCCTGGAGAGCTTCCTCACGATGCTGTTGGCGGCGTGCTCGTGCTATCCGCCGACGTTCCCTTTCGCTGGTTCCGCCCCAGACGCCCCACCTCTCCCCGTTCTCGATGGCGTAGTCGAGACAAGCCTCCAGGACCGGGCAGCGGCCTGGGTGGTCCGGATGGGTTCCCAGGCACACGCTGCGTGCTTCCTGCACCTGGGTATTGTTGTGCTGGTGGTCGCTGTAGAAGAGATTTCCCGGTAGACCGTGGCACTTTGCGTGGGCGAGCCAGTCGGGGGATTTCCGCTCGTAGATCGCCGGCAGGGTCTGCCGCCTGTCCACGAAGAACCAGTTCGTGATAGTCGGATTCTGGGAGTGTGACCCAGTGTTCTCCACGTAGCTCAAAGCCGAGAATAGGGCGGCGGCACTCTGCCACTGCGTGGAGCCAGAGAGCGTGGAGGTCGTCGTAACGGAGCGTGATCGAGCTTCGATTGTCAGTGCGCTTGAACTCGATGAGTTCGTCATCGGTGCGCCCGTCGTTCTTGCGGCTCCAACCCGCACCAGAACGTGCGTTCTGAACTCCTCCAAACCTCGCCGTCCCCTTACGCTCCTGCTGCCTGGATAGCAGGAGCCGCCGTGCTCTCACTTCGCCTTCTGCCTTGTCAGCCGCCGGGGGGAGGGGCGAGACTCGTCCGGACGGCGTCCCTTGGTTAGTTGGTCACTAATAGCATCTCGCAGCTTCTGCTGCAAGGAAAGATCCCAACGGCACTGTTCCTCCAGGGCCGCACGTCCGTGCCAGGACTCACCGCCGAAGTGGTAGTAGGCCCCCTTGACCTGGAAGACTTCCAGGCTGAGGCCCAGGGTGACCAACTCCTTGGCCCCGTCGTAGCTCCCAGGAGGGACACTGGTCTCGTTGTGATCAAAGTAGAAGTCTACGACGGCCACCCGCTCAGGGGGATAGCTCTTGTTCTTCGCGGTCCGCGCCTTGATGGTGATTCCCACCTTGCGCTGGTTCTTGCGGTCCCCCTCAGTGAGCCAGTCGTCCCTACGAAGCTCCACCCTGGATGTCATCCAGTAGTTCTTGGCCCGTCCCCCTGGGGTCGTCCTGGGGTCACCGAACATGATCCCGATGCGCTCACGCCACTGGTTGACAATGAAGCAGGTTATGGCCCGATCATCCTCTACCAGGGAGCGTTTCATCGCGGTGTAGCTCTTCCTGAAGAACTTACCGATAAGCCTGGCGGCTAGCCCTACCTGGGTGTCGTCCATGGTGCCTTCGCCCTCGCTTATCGGTGATAGCGCCGGCATGGAGTCGATCACTAGAACGTCCGCGGTTCTGCTCTCTAGAACCGTGATAGCGGCGTTGCACGCTTCCTCTAAGACGTTGGTCTGCATCACCAGGATCTTGTCGGTGTTGCACCCCAGGAGGGTGGCCCAGGCCGGCACGAACTCCTCCGCGGCCACCCAGAAGGTCATGTGCTCGGGGTTGAGGGCCTGCTGGGCCGCGATGGTCTTGAGGATCAAGGTGGTCTTGCCTGAACTCTCGTCGCCGTATAGCTCGTGGAAGGCATTGGTCTGCCAGCCCCCGCCCAGGGCGGTGTCGAGGGCATAGCTCCCGGTGGTGATCCTGGGCAGGTCCGAGTAGCGGATCTGGCTGCCCCAGACCACGGTCTCAGGCCCCATCTCCTTGTTGATCTCGGCCATGACTGCCTCGATGGTCTTCCTGTCAGAAGACACGACTGGGCCTCCTTCGCTCTAGCTGGTCAGCCTTCTCCTGGGCTGTGATCCGGTCGCGGAACGGGCCACCCACGATGGCCCGGTTGGCGGTGTCGATCACGTAGTAGCTGTTGCCGCGGATCTCCACCTGATAGTGCTGGAGGACCGGGTTGTACCCGTCACTTCTTGGCACTCTTGGCCGTCGTCTTCTTGGCCGGGGCCTTCTTGGCCGGCTCTTCCTTCTTCTCCTCGCGCTTGCCGCCCTTGCCAAAAGGCGCGGCCCGCTTACCGCCAAAGGGTTCCTTCTTCTCAGCCATCAGCGGTTCTCCTTCTTGTTGTAGCCCTTGGTGGCCTTCTGGGGCTTGGCCTCGCCCTTCTTGCTCATCGGCTTGGCCCCCGATTCGCGGGTTTCGGCTGCCTCCCTGCCCATGGCGCTGCGCCGGCCTTTGCCCTGGGCCTGGGCGTTGGCGATAGACGCTGCCTTGCTCTTGGAATAACCCTGGTCTTTCAGAGCTTCGTAGGTATCGGGTTTTTTAACGGACGGTCCTGGGGACTTGCCTCCTGGCATGGATCACCTCACATTGCTCCAACTGAACTCACTGCTGCCGGATAGGGATTGGTCGGTTTCAAAGTGGCTGTCACCGCGGGGGTTGTCGGAGCGGGCGAACTTGACCGGCCCAGACGACTTCATGCCCACGGCGTTCAGCAGGGTGCCTGACTGCTCAAAGAGATCGCCGTTGTACCCGCAGTCGACACAGAGTGGCGCGGCCTCGATGCCCATCGGACCCTTGCGCCTGAAGAAGCTACCGCCGTTGCAGTGAGGGCAGCGCCCGCTGGTGCCCAGGCTGGCCGGGGCCTTCTCGATGTATCCCTGGCGGTTGACCCGCCGCCAGTTATCGTCAGCATCGCCTCCCGGCTGGGTCATCTCCGTCACCTCCTGGCGAGGCCCAGTCGGGGGGTACTCGGGTTGCCAGCGCACTGCCTTCTGGGGGTAGCCGTTGGTGGTGACTGAGGGTGGTGCGGGAGCCGCTGGCCTTCCGACAGCACCGCCCAGTGCCCTCTCCCACCAACCGACATCACTCATGAGTAAGCCTTCCTGCTGACGAATCTGCGCCAAGTGCTGCCTGGGTGCTGCTCTTTCCACGCCTGGCAGGCGACGCACTGGCTGAGGTGGTTGTTGACCAAGTTCTCCAGATGAGTCTGGCCTTCAGGCGGCATGACGGCCAGGATGAAGTGAGGTGGCAAGCCTTCCTTCCCCTGCACTGAATAGATCTTGCTCATTTCGCCTCGCTCCAGTTCTTACCGACCCCGATGGTGACCTCCAGGGGTACATCGAGGACTGGCCGGTCATCCAGGCGGATGTCCTCCATGGCCTCTCTGATAAACGGTATGGCCTCGTCCACCTCCCCCTCGTCGCACTCGATCACGAACTCGTCATGGATCTGAAGCACGAGATCGGCATGGAACTCCTGGAGGGCCTGGTGGACGCGGACGATGGCGATCTTCGCCAGGTCAGCCGCGGTGCCTTGTACTGGATGATTGACCGCCTGGCGCTCGGCATAGCTGCGGTCCTTGGGGTCTCGGGAAGAGATGTCTTTCAAACGTCTTTTTCGCCCATAGAGGGTCTCCACATAGCCGTGCTGGAGGCAGGACCGCTTGGTCACGGCCCCCCACCTCTTGACACCGGGGTAGGCCCGGTGCCAGGCGTCGTAGACGGCGCGAGCCTGTGCCTCACCGATGCCTGACATGTCCATGACCCTGGTAAATCCGCCCTCAAAAGCGAAGTTGAAGTTGCAGTTTTTTGCGATGGCCCGCTGTTCGACGCTGACATCGCCCTGGGGCACCCGGTAGACCAGGCTGGCCGTCTGGGTGTGGAGATCGAGACCGTGGGTGTAGGCGTACATCAGCATCTTGTCCCTGGTCATGTGGGCCAGGACGCGTAGCTCGATCTGGCTGTAGTCGGCCACGATGAGTAGCCGGCCAGGTGGGGCCACGAAAAGTTGTCGTATCAGGGTGGCCTCGACCGACTCCTTGTACCTGGCTGGGATGTTCTGGAGGTTGGGACCGCTGCACGAGAGTCTGCCCGTTCGGGCAACGGCCTGGTTGAAGCTGGCCCTGATCCGGCTGTCGTCATCGATGGTGGGGATGAACCCGGCCACATAGGTGCTGAGCAGCTTGTTCACGTCCTTGTACTCCAGGATCTTGCGCGGCTCCTGGTGCCGGCGAGCCAGGGACTTGAGGGCCTTGGCCGCGGTGGACCGCTGGCCGGTCTCGGTCATCCACAGGCAGGGCAGCTTCTTCTCGTCGTAGAGGAACCTGGCTAGCTGGTGGGTGCTGTTGAGATTGCCCGTGAAGCCGAGATCGCGGATGGTGCTGGTGACCTCAGCCAGTTGGGTCTCCAACTGGGGCCTCAGGGTCCGGAACCCCTCGATGTCGACGTAGGCCCCCGTCTGCTTCATGGCGAGTAGTACCCGAAGCACGTCCATCTCCAGGCGGAAGAGGTTGCCCAGTTTCGGCTTGTCCTCCAGGACGTGGTGGAGCTTCCACCACAGCATCCAGGCCATCTTGGCGTCGATGATCGAGTACCTCATGGCCCGCTTCCACTCGACGTTGTACGCTTCCTCGCCCAACTTCTCGGCGTACTTGTAGCCCAGGTAGTGCTTGGTGAGGGCCTCCAGCCGGTAGGACTGAAGGTTCTCGTTGATCAAGAACACCATGGTCATGATGTCGGCGTAGGGCGGGGGTGGGATCTTGCCCTCGTAGTACTTGGCGATGCTCAACAAGTCGAACCCGACGTTCTGATTGATCTTGCGCCGGCTGGAGAAGAACAACGGGCGCAGGGCCTCAAAAACATCGGCCCGATGTAGCTGCTGGCGTTTGTCGGGGTGCCCCATGGGTATGACGTGAGACACGCCTGGGCCGGCGAGGGATAGACACCAAACCTCGTTGGTTCGGGTGTCGAGGGCCGGCTTGTCCTTGTCAGCCGTCTTGCGGCATAGGTCGGAGCAGTAGGCCCGCCGCCTGGAAGAGATGGGGTTGCCACAGGCCAGGCAGGGCGAGGTCTGTTCCGCGTATCTCGATAGCACTCTCCGACCCGGTTGCAGCATGCGAACCCGCCGGCTACCGCGGGTCTCTACGTCGAAGGCGAACTCGGAAAATGCCGAGTAGATCTCCACCACTTCTCTTAGCTGCTCCATGGTGCGAATGGTGGCGATGGGGCCGCAGCCCCGCTCGACGGGCCGGCGCACACCTGGGCAGCCGGCCTCCACCCAGGACTCAAACTCGTGGAAGTCCTTGAGCTTCTTGATGGGTTGGGGGCGGTTCCGCGCCTCCCATTCGATCCTGATGGTCTCGGATCGATAGACCTGCTCGGTGGTGAAGCCGCGTGCCCCCCACTTGTACCTGGAGCGGTTGACCACGTTGCGGTCCCGCTCCCCCTCGCCAGTATCGTGATCCCCTTCGTGGTCGATGAGCAGGATGCAGCGCCGATGTTGCGCCCCGCCCCCGTAGTTCCAGTCCCCCGCAGTCTGTCCCGGTGTGATCCAGACAAGGTCACACTTCGGGATGTTGAGGGAAGGGGCCGGTGGCGGGTACCGGCCCCCTCCCCTTTCCGACACGACGGCGGGCCTTGCCGGCACCATCGTTCGGACCCTTACTCGTTGAAGGCATCGGCCACTTTTTGTAGCTCTGCCTTGGAAGCAACGTCGAGGGATGTGTCGTCCCAAAGACGGTCGTCAAACTTGGCGACCTCGTCTTCGGTCAATGCTTCAAAATCCCAGTCCTCTTTGAGGTCACGGATTTTTACGGGGCGGATCTGAGTGCGCTTGGAGTTCTTCGGTCCCTTCATGGCTACGGCGAAGTACCGGCCACTCAGGGATTCATCCTCAGAATACTCTTCCAGCATCTCGGTCACCGAGACACCACACTCAAACGTCACCAGGATGGGCGTGTCACCACCGCAGTCCAGGATGTTGAACCGGATGCGGGCCGCAGGCTTGGGATCGACACCGTCGAGCGGGCAATCCTCCTGGAGGCACACATAGCTGAGCCGGCTGCCTCTGGGCATCCACTCGCACCAATGCATCAAAAATGACGCATATGGGCCGTCCTCCAGGAACATGATCAGGCCCTCTTCGTCGGGCACCTTGTACAGCTTCGTCCACTGGGAGGGGGCGTTGGCCTTGGTGCGCTTGTAGCCACCCCAACCCTTGGCGACGGCCAGACCGCGGTCGTCATCGGCTTCGTCACGGGTAGGCCGGCGCTCGGAGG